GGAAAAATTTCCAAATTGGGTACCTATTGAAGTTAATGAAACAGATGAATACCTTTTAGATAGATTATATGAAGATAATTGTTATCATAGAATAGCACCTTTTGCTGTGGAGTTAGGTTCAAAAGTCCAGGAAGATAGTAGGGCAGCCTTTGAATTTATATTACATGAAGTACAGAATTTAAGACCACACACAGTAGTTAAGGGTGATGATATTATCGCTCAAGCTATGGAAAGATATGAGAAATATTTAGAAAAACAACAAAATCCGGAAAGTAATCATATAAGTACTGGTATAAAGGAATTGGATGATGTGTTTGGTGGTTGGGATTTTGGAGATGAATTAGTTACTGTGGTAGCAAGAACCAATGTTGGTAAATCTTGGATCTTATTAAAATTTTTAACTGAAGCCTGGAAACAGGGATATGCAGTTGGTTTATATTCAGGTGAGATGAATCAAATTAAATTAGGTTATAGATTTGATGCTTTGTATCAACATTTATCCAACTGGGCTTTAGTACAAGGTACACCAGTAGATGGATATTTAGATTACATTAAAGAATTACAGAATTTACCAACTCCATTTAGAATTGTTCAACAAAAACATTTTGGTGGAAAACCAACTGTTCAAAATATAAGAAATTTTATTGAAGAGACTGGTGTAAAAATAATGGGTATAGACCAATTTTCATTAATGGAAGATGGTAGGGCAACACATAGGGATCCAACAAGACTTAGGTTATGTCATATCGCTGAGGATTTATTTTTATTAAGTTCTGAATATAAAATACCTATTATTGGATTGGCACAGGCCAATAGGGAAGCCACCAAAAAAGATGGGGATGATGCACCAAGTTTGGAAAATATTAAAGAATCAGACGATATTGCTGCAAATAGTTCTAAATGTATTGGTTTAAGACAGACAAATTTTGGTTTGGTTATGGATATTATTAAAAACAGGGAAGGTAAAGTAGGGGCAAAATTATTATTTGATTGGGATATTAACTTCGGTCAACTGAATTATATTCCAAGTGCTAATGACGCAGCCCCAGCACCTGTAAGACAACAGGCTACGCAACAAGTACAAGCTTCAATGGCTCAGTTGAGTGCAATTAATCCATTCTAACACATAATCCATAATTTGGATTTAGTCGGGATTAAATCAATGACAAATCGGTTTAGACTTACCAAAAAATATTTATAGTATAATTGTAAAAATTACAATAAAAAGTTCAACAAGTAAAGGTAAAAAGTTAATGCTAACAATAGATGGAATTCCAATATTAGCGGATGAATACGAGATTTTAACAGAATTAAGGGACCAGGTTCTTCAACACCAAGGTAGAGAAATATTACGCAAAATTAAAAGAACTGGTAATAACATTATGATTTGTTGTCCCATTCATAGTGATGGACAAGAAAGAAAACCAAGTTGTGGTATATCTACTGTTGATGGTAAAGTTAGTAAAGCCGGTACTGTACACTGTTTTGCATGTGGATATGTTGATACATTTGAAGGAATGGTTGCCAAATGTTTTGGTTATGATGACCCGGATTTTGGTAAGCAGTGGTTATTAGAAAATTTTGTAACTGGTGAAAATGGAGATAGACCACCATTGGTTATAAATGTGTCTAGAGAAAAGAAGATAGAAAAACCACAATATATTTCTGAAACTGAATTAGCAAGTTATAGACAGTTTTACCATGATTATATGTGGCAAAGAAAACTTACACCTGAGATTGTTGATAGATATGATGTGGGTTACCAACCTGATTTTAGATTAATAACAAAGAATGAAGATGGAACTGAAACAGTATGGCCCCCAGTGGAATGTTTAACTTTTCCATGTAGAGATATAAATGGAAATACATTGTTTGTAAGTAGAAGAGCCATACATAATAAGAATTTCTTTTTACCACCGGATATAGAAAAACCTGTTTATGGTATTTATGAATTACCAAAAGATGCTAAAGAAGTTGTAATTTGTGAATCTGTATTTAATGCTTTAACTTGTGTGGCTTATGGAAGACCTGCTGTAGCTTTATTTGGTACTGGGACTGAATTTCAATATCAACAACTTAAAGAATTAGGTTTGAGAAAATATGTTATAGGTTTGGACCCAGATAAGGCTGGGGCTAAAGGTTCCTGGAAATTAAAAAGAGCCTTAAAAGATAGTTTTGTTACAAAGTTAATATTACCACAAGGTAAGGATATTAACGATTTATCCTATGAAGAATTTTGGAGGTTACCAGAAATTATGTTTTAAAAAAAAATTGCGGCTTGTTTTTTAAAATTTTTTATGATAAAATTTTAGTGTGCTACATGTTAATTTTGGGAAATTATTAAATTAAGTGTAGGGGTTAATATTAAATAAGAAAAGCGGAGGAAAAGTATCCTATGTATGAAACTTATCGTATTATGAGTGCTAAATTGCCTAAAGAATTACAGAATTTAGAATTAGAAGATTTGTGTGAGATGTATGCTAAAGAGGATTCTGTAATTAAACCTTGGTTAGAAAGAAAGCAAGCATTTGACGAAAAGCAAAAAAAGATTCTAGCTGGTGAATTGGAACAAATTAAAAAATCAGAAGACCCAAAGAAAACACCAACAGACAGATGGATTAATTTTGAAACTTTAGAACCAAAATCAATTGAAATTAAAAAAGCATGGAAGAAGAGGGATGAAATTTATAGGACAATGTATTGTAAATTGTATCCTATGATGTTATCCGTACAAAAAAATTATCCAATGCTTACCCCTGTACAAAGGGTTGAAGTAACTGAAATGATTTTGATAAGTACTTTAAGATGTTATTCTCAACAAAAGAAAAAGAATACAAAATTTTCCACCTATTATATGACTAACTTGAAAAATGGAATGATGACACAAATTAATTCCATGAAATGTAATAAAAGGTCTGTTTGGATGAACATGATAGAAGATGAAGAACAATCAGATTATGCTTTAGCTACACAAAGTTCTAATATAGATGGAGATCTATCAGGGTTGTTAAAAGACATAGATGGAGCGACCAGTTTATCTACATTAGAAAAACAATATATTAAAAAAGTAATGGAAGGTTACACTAAACCAGAGGAATTGGCATCTCAGATGGAAATTCAGAAATATGTAGAAGCCCCAAAACCAAAAATTAAGAAAAAAGGTTTAATTACAATTCCAATGGAACAAAAACCATTTAATAAAACAAAGGCTGGTTTAAATATTATAAAGAAATTAAAAAAATCTATTAAGGCAAAATTCGAGATTGAAGATAGGGCTTTATTTTCAGTATAATAAAAATAAATAAAGCAAATCATAAAATCTCGTCTTGATAATAGTACACATCCAGGAAGCAATTCTTGGATTTTTTTTTTGAAAAATTAGTATTATACTATGAGGAGAGATTAATTTTTAAATTAAATTATACGAAACCTTGCAAAGTTCGAACACAAGTAAATAGTATAATAAGTAAACAAGAGAAAGTAAACCTAAGTAAAAGAAGAGGAGAAAAAGTTATGGCAGGTTTTAGATTAGATGAAATGGATCAAGTTGTCCAAGAATCAGAAGGCAAAATCAATTTTTTAAAATTACAAGATGATGGTTGGTATGCCAAAGTAAGATTCATGTATGGACCCAATGAAGCAATTGAAGGTATGACTGTTCACAATGTGGCAGAATATGTAGGTTCTAAATTACCTAAATATGTACCATGTTTAAGAGGAGTTGGTCAACCTTTAGACACATGTCCATTATGTAAAGCGGGTAATAAAACTGTAGCACAGTTTTTCATTCCGGTTTATGTAATTTCCATTGTTTCAAACTTACGTGGTGTACAACAAGAAGAACCAGTTGGTCAAGTAATGTTGTTCCAAAAAGGTACAACATTTGGTGGGGCATTAAAATCAGTTGTAAGACAAGCGCAGAATAACAATAAACCTATTGTTTCTTGTGTATTTAATTTGGTTAGAAATGGTAAAAATGGTGACCAAAAAACAACATACTCAGTTGAATTGGTTGGTACCGATAATACAACAATTGAACAATTACCACCTAAACCACAGGTATTAGGTTCTTATATATTACCTAATAAAACAGCTGAACAAATGATTAATGATTATATTAATGTCGCAGATGGTGTTGCTACCACACAAAATACACAGGTTCAACAACAAACAACACCTGTACAACAAGCAGTGGCACAATCAGCAACCACACCAAGAACATTAAACATGAACACATTTGCTGGTAATACAGTAGTTGGTGGAAACAATTTTAACCAAGCACCTGTACAACAACCACAAATTGGTGGTAACATGAGTGGAAATGTTCCATTTTAATTCACTATAATATAAATTAATGGGGAATTTAATATTCCCCATTTTTCAAGATGGGAGAGAATAATGGCATTATTGAATATGCAGGATAAGAGAAATAAGGCATTTGTAGATGTAATTTTACAAAAAGCAAAAAAACCTGCTGAGAAGGCAAAAACAACAGTTAGGGGTGGGGGTTCTTTAATAAATAGAATAACCAATATAACTGAAATGGTTCAATCTAAATTGGGACATTATAAAGATGAATTAATGTTAATACAAGATGAACAAACATTACATGATTATATTAGTAAATCTATTGAAAATGGGGACCTTGCAATAGACACAGAAACTACAGGTTTGGATCCATTTACATGTCATATCGTTGGTGTGTGTTTATATACACCCGGAATGAAATCAGCATATGTTCCGATGTATCACATAAGTTATATCACCAATCAAAGATTGGATAATCAAATTGATAATGATGTAATGGCAAAGGAATTACAAAGGGTTATAGATGCTGGGACACATACAATATTCTTTAATGCTAAATTTGATATTAGAATGATGAGAGCATCTTTTGGTATTTACATGACACCATATTGGGATGGTTTTATAGCAGGAAAATGTTTAAAAGAAAACGAAGAGGAGGCATCATTAAAATATTTATGGAAAAAATATTGTTCTCCTGATAAAGATGCAGCACATTTTACATTTGATAAATTCTTTAAAGGTTTAAGATTTGATTTAGTTCCAATAACAACAGCATATTTATATGCAGCAATGGATACTAAAATGACTTATGAATTATATAAATTTCAAGAACCATATTTAACAGAAACAGATGAAAAATGTAAAGCATTAGATATGACAAGATTGGCAAAATTATATAGAGAAATAGAAATGCCAATTATTACAGTTATTGCTGACATAGAAGATAGGGGTGTTTATCTTAATGTACCTTTGGCAAAACAATTATCCGAAAAATATCATGCTACAATGGATAAACAATTACAAAAGTTTTATACAGAATTGGACAATTATAAGGACCAAATAAATGCTTATGTAGCAACACATCCGGATACCAAATTGGAAGACCCAATAAATATAGGTTCCCCAGCACAGTTGGCGGAATTATTTTATGACATATTAAAGGTACCCCCACCGGATAAGAGAAATCCAAGAGGTACTGGTGTAGACATATTAAAGGCAATGAAGCATCCATTGTGTAATTTAATTTTAGATTATCGTGGAACACAAAAACTTTTATCAACATATATAGATAAATTACCGGAATCCTTAAATGCTAATACACATAAAATACATGCTGCATTTAAACAATATGGTGCTGATACAGGTAGATTTGCTTCGGCAGACCCAAATTTACAAAATATTCCATCACATGAGAAAATAATTAGAACATTATTTATTTCTTGCAGAACATTTGATACAGAAATAAAGAATAATAAATTGGATTTATTATGGGGAGATGTATTAGATACCAATAATATAAGAAAATTTATAATGGATTTGGTTGTTGGGGATACCATAAAATATAAAGGTGGTTATTGTGTTATTACCAATATAGAATATGATGGGGATTTAAAATATACATTAACTGTAGATAAAGATAATGCTAAAATTAGAATTCATAGATTATATTGTCTGTTCGGCGGTGACTTTTCCCAACAAGAGCCCAAACTTACAGCGGATTTGAGCAATGATGAGAAATTCATTGCTGAATGTGCGGCGGGTAAAGATGCTTACGGTACTGTAGCAAGTTTGGCATTTAATAAACCTTATGAAGACTGTTTGGAATTTTATTTAGATGAAAATGGTAAAAAGACAGACAGGATTAATAAAGAAGGAAAAGAACGTAGAACCCAGTCAAAGAGTATACTTCTCGGAATTTGTTACGGTCGTACTATTAAAACT